AGGTCGGTTAATTAATAGCTCGCAAGGCTTTCCACCATTGAATGAATCACCACGCAGCATTGCGGAATGGGACTTATTTAATCTTGATGCTGACAGTCAATGCCAATTTTCGTTTGAAGCAGGCCCTGAATTTGCGCTTACCTGCGTGACGGAACAACAAATACAATCATTTAGTGAATTTCCAAACTTATATAAAAATCTTAGCATGGTGGGTCTTAATTTATATTCCGGTCGTAATTTACAAGACTTGCGTAGCTTTACTGCATTTGTAACTCATGGGCGAGTATCAACACGATTGGATCAGTCGGATGCTGTTGGCTGTGCAGCACATGCGCCAGATATATTTTTAGATACTATCGTTGATGCAGAAGATGGTATTGGCAAATATGCCAAAATTGAAGGCATAGATTCTGTACAACTTGCAAAATCAAAACGGTTTTGCCGTGTAAATAAGTTATTTATGGATGGCATTATTGCTGATACTACTAACTGGCGACAATTCTGGGTAGATGTTGCACCATTTAGTTTGCTGGAATTTGCACGTATCGGCGGCAGGGAAACATTAATACCAGCCGTACCATACGATGAGAATACTGGCGCGATGAATCGTATTGTAAATGTAACTGCACTATTTAACCAAGGCAACATAATGGAAGGCAGCTATAAAGAAGAACATCTTGATTACGGCTCTAATGTACAAGATTTAATTGCAACCATTGTATACCGTGGTGCTGATGTAAATGGCACGTTTTCAGCTAATCGCGCAATAGAAGTAAAACTAACCAATACATCTGAAATTGATGCAGTACGTGAAACTTTTTATGTTGCACAATTTGTTAGCACCAGAGAGCAGGCAATAGTCTATGGTAAATTCCTATGCCAAATAAGACGGCATATAAAAGTAGCGATTGAATTTAAGACATTTCCTACAATGGACCCTGTAAGCCCTGGTGCATTTGTTTATGTTGACATTGGGCAGAATAGCTGGGATGGCATTCGTACAGGCATCATTGGCCCTGGCGGTGCATTGAATATCCCATTGGATAACTCGTTGATTGATGGCAGTTATGAATTTTTGCTATACCAATCCGGCAATGGGGTAATTTCAAGAACTGCTACTACTACCGCTAATATTGCTGCTGCATTGGCTGACTTAGACGGCTACCTATTTGTGCTGGGGCAGAAAACCACTACCAGGCGTGTCTTCAGGGTAACGGAAGTAGAGATGGATGAGGAAGGCGAAATCACGGTACGAGCCACCAACTACCCATGTACCAGCGATGGGTTATCAGAAATTGCAAATTTTGACAATGGTATTTTTACTGTGACTGGTGCGCTAGATTAGGGGCATCGGCATTTAAGCTAATGGCATTTTACTCAGGGCGTACAGGAGCTTTGTTCCTTATCCCAGATTCCGCTACATATACGGTACAACCAGATTTTGGCACTGGCGCCAATGATGTAAACCGTGTGTTCAAGATCAGGGACTGGAGCCTTGAGACATCGATGGAGTTATTGGAGACTACTACCATGGATACGGCTGTAAAAACTTACACCCCAGGCGTAGTTAGCTCAACAGGTAGTGCAACTGTATTGTATTACAGGGAAGAGGGCGGTGCTGCTGGTCGTCGTTTTGATGAGCTGTTGTCAAAAGTAATGAAAACTACCTCTGCTGGCGTCACAGCATCAGATCGCGTGGTTCTTGGGCTTAGAGTCGGGAATACACCAGGTGCAGGTGTTGACATTAAAGACGATATTTCATTTATGGCTTTCATCACAAGTGCATCATTGCAGGTATCAACTGGTGAGCTGACTAGCATTTCAATTAACTTTACAGTTGACGGGCAGTTCCTTGAAATTCCTGACGCATAAGCATGACTTACTTTTTAGGCCATTACGGCAAAGTAAAATTACAACGCAAATCTGCCGAAGCATTTAGCAGCAAGGTATCACCAGCAGATATAAATGTAACATTAAACCGTTTTAGTTTTGATGAATCCCTGGATAATATAGTAACCGGGGATCAAATTACGATTACGACAACAGATAGCCGGGGGTTAGATTTTTTACCTGCTGCCACATGGATCGATGGCACAACCCAAAATAATATAAGAGCATATGTAAGCATAAATGCCTTAGGCGGCATACGTTTATTTGAAACATTTATTGCTGCAATTAATAACACTAGGGCCGACGAATATGAACTAGAAGCATTTACTGGTGACCCATTAAACATCAGAGTGCAAATAAGTGGGTCTATCGAGCGGGTATTAGGTGATGTAACGGGCTTTACATTTAATACTGATCGCGAAACAATAGAAATCACAACAATGTCGGATAAATTTAAACGTATGTATTCGGCTGGTTTGATTAGTGGTGGTGGTACGATTGATTGCTTTTTTAATACAGAAAACAGCGGCCAAACAGAAAATTCATTACTAATGCTGCAATTAATAAACCGGACTGATATTGGCAGTGACTTTAAGTGTTTTCTGCAATTAACAGAAGATGATATATACCCTGAAACGCAAAATATTTATTATGAATTTGATGCAGCCATAGTAAGGGCAGGCATCGAAGTAAGGGCAGATCAAGTAATTTCATGCGTTTTTGACTTTGTAACAACTGGTGAAATCCGCCTGTTGATTGGCGAACCACCGGGCTACCTATTGAAGGAAGACACCGATCGTATTGAAATTGAAGAATCGCTAGACTTCTTGCTAACTGAACTTACCGACTAGAATAGGGCATCAGGTATTTTCTTATGGCTGACCAGCGCATATCGCAACTGACTGAACTGGGGCAAAACTCCTTAGCAGCAAACGACTTATTACCTATTGTTGATAGCAGCTCCAGCGAAACCAAAAAAATAACAGCTAAAAGCTTGTTTCAAGGGGCTGCTGCGTTAGCGGATAACAGCACTATTAATTTAGCGACGCTGAACCAAAGCAGCGCAACAAAGCTTGGCACTGGTGCCATTGCTGATGATGCTGTAACAGCGGCAAAACTAGCCAATGATTCGAGCGTCAACTACGGGCCAACAGAACCAGCAACTGATAATTTTGAAGGTCGCGGCCATGTTAGCAGCACTACCAAATACCTAAAAGTTTATGATGGCAGCATTTACCAGCAAGTTATTGCACCAACAGCAGGCATTGAAGACCTTGCCGTAACAACTGGTAAGTTAGCTGCAAATGCTGTTACCACAGCTAAAGTAGACGCTTCTGGCTTAGCGGCGGCTGCAATTGCAACTGATGCAGTAACAACAGCTAAAATTCAAGCTTTAGCAGTAACTGAAGCAAAAATAGCAACTGGTGCGGTAAGCGCTACCAAACTAGCTGCTGATGCAGTAACAACTACAAAGGTTGCAGATGATGCAATTACTTATGCAAAAATCCAGAATGTAACGGCTACGAATAAGTTGCTAGGTCGTGCTACTGCTGGCGCTGGTGATATAGAAGAAATTACACTTACTGCTGCTGGTCGTGCTTTACTTGATGATGCAGATGCTGCAACGCAACGCGCCACGCTGGGGCTTGGTACGCTTTCTACACAAAATGGCACGGTAAGTGGCACCCATTCAGGCAGTAGCAGCGGCACTAATACTGGCGATCAAACCATTACGTTAACTGGTGATGTAACAGGTACAGGCACCGGATCGTTTGCTGCAACCATTGCGACTGATGCTGTAACAACAGCAAAAATTATTAATAGTGCAGTTACTACGGTAAAGATTAATGATGATGCTGTAACTGCTGCCAAGATTGCTGATGCAGCTACAACAGTTATTGCAGCAGTATCCCCTAACGTAAACGGTGTTTTTACTGGACAGCAATGGTTTAATACAGTTACAAAATTACCTTATGTTTGGAATGGTTCTGCATGGCAACAAGCTGCGGGCATTGTAGATAGTTTTGTATTTGCTGATACTACTCCGCTTACTTTTAGTGCGGCTGTAGACTCAACAGGTGTTGCAACAATTACGACTACTCTCGACACCCAATCGGCAGCATTAGTGTTTGCTGGTCCTACTACGGGCGCTGCGGCAGCACCTACATTTAGAACATTAACTGCTACTGATTTACCGATAGCTGCTGCTGGCGTGAATGGCGCTATAC